TGTTTTTAATTTACTTGGTAATCCGGTTGCGAATTTCTTAACATCATTATCCATGGCAAAGCCACGCATTTTAGTTCCAGACATTCCCTTAACACCTTCGGCGTCAGGATCTCTTTGACCTGCCGATACAACTGTAATATTATTAAATACATATCCAGCTGATGATTTATTATATTTGTTTAGTAATCTATCAAATTCTTTTACTCTATCAGATCCAACAACTACTATGACATCTTTATGTTTACCACTTAGTTCAGCCATCACTTCAATAATAGTTCGTGCTTTTGATTTAATAACGATTTTACCAAATGCCTTTTGAGCGTATTTAATTTTATCATTATAACTTAATGGATTTTTGTTTTTATCTTGTGATTGTGAAAGGTAAATATAACCAACACCGCCACTGTTTTTGGCTTGACTTGCAACTGCGTTAGCCAATTTTTCATGGCCCATTGTAATTGGATTCATTCTTCCGAAAGTTATAACGGCCGGTTTACTCGATGCCATTTCATTTAACGTTGGCTCAATATCAATATATTTTCCTGCATCAAATCCTTTAAAACTCTGAATTTTACGCTTGCCATCTTTACCTTTTTCAGCAGCCTTTTCTTTTGGCTTTGATTTAGGTTTAGCTTCGACTTCATCGTTATTTTTCGGGTCATTAATGTCTTGTTGTGGTTCGTCAACCATAATTAGATCCTACTATTTTATTTAATTCTATTTATAATATTTTTGAAAAGAGGGTATAAATTCATAGTTAACTTGTGCCGATTTACCCCAAATAGTCGACTCTCGCAGCCATCCAAGGGCAGGAGTTGGTGAAGCTATGTGTAACGGGATAGCTGTTCTGCGTTGGCGCAATATAAAATAATCATTATCAACCGCACTTCGTATACCTTGTTCAGATAATTCTTTAATCAAAAATTGAGCAGTTCGTTTAGTCATAGCATAAGCATGTGCTCCTTCATGCCCTTCAATACTAATTAAATCGGTTGGAGGACCAGCAGAAACGTGATCGTAATCATTTGGATTAGCTATTTTATATCCTAATACCACGATAGTATTTTCTGGTATTTCTATTGATATTGGCTGTAGCATTATAGCGTCGTGTTCAAGTACAACACCTACGTTATCAGTACCTTCAGCAATTCTTTTCCATATAGCGAAATGACCGGCGGTACAACAAAAAGCTTTGTGAGCAGTATATGGATTTTCAATATGCTTATAAGGTTCGGTTGGCAAACCAGGTATATTTAAATCTCGGAATGCTGATTTGCCCGTTTGATTACTATATCCTAAATGATATTCCCAAGGTAATCCAACTTTATCACACGAGTCAGCTGCAATCTTTGCGTATTTCATAGATAATTCTTCATTAATTTTTAAGATATAAGCCTTCATACGTATGTTTCCTCAGCTAATTCGTTATATAGTGTTACATCAGGTCCAAAGTATTTTAATATATTATCCATTGCTTTATCATCAAAAGAGATTTCATTGCCGCGGTTTTTTCTAAAATTAGTTTTATGCCTAGGTAACATATGTGTTACTTCTATATGTAAATCATGCATAAGTTTATTGAGCTCATTGTTTATGTTTTCATATAGCCAATAATCACCACAGATTTCGTTGTTATATTTTAATATATCAGATTGTAATATACCAGAGTTTGGCTCACCGACAAAAGAACCCTTTGTCGTCCAAGAATTATATTCTTCTATTGATGGTGCTAAATGTTGATTTTTCCATCTCTTATAAAAATAGTAAAAGCTTTTTTGTCTATCAACAGGATCTCTTACTACCGCAATAGATTTATATTGAATAGCAGCCATTGGTGTTATAATACGATTTTCAACTAAATCTTGTAATGTAAAATGATAATATTTAAAATGCACTTTATACTTATTAATTATATCTTGGCTTAATGTGGCTTCAATGTTTGAATCTTCAACTGGCGTATAAATCGCATCAGGATCAGGAATGTTTTTAATAAAGAACTCGGACAGGCTGCTGCTTGCTGTTTTTGGTGTTCGTAAAAATATCAATTTATATTTGTGAGATATGTACATTATATACCCTTATCGTATGTTATACTATTCGCATGACCAGTGGATCCCCATTTGTGGTCTGCATAAACTTTATCTGGTCCATCATATCTTTTTGCACCACGGATATAAAACAATGGAATAAAATAATGACTTGGCCATATCGTTATCATGTGTTTAAAGTTTGGATGGTGCTGAGATAAAAATAGATTACCCGTGGATCTAAAAGGTTCTGGTTTCAAATCAGTTGGTTTTAATTTATGGAGTGTATCAATAACATGCTTGACGAATACATTCTCAGGATTACATGCCATAATTGGTTGAATATTTGGAGTTGGTAGGTTTTCGTTCTCATAACAAGAATAAGCGTAATTTTCTGGTGATGTAAATAACTCATTAGTATTTTCTAAACAAGTCATATCAGCCTCAGGCCAAAAGCCACCATGCTCATATAGCAATTCATATCTAATAAGATCTGATACACCTGGGAATTTACCTGTATTATAATAGTGTTCAATCAAATGCCCGTTGTGCCATTTACGAGAACGCAGCATTTCGTCAGTAAATATTGTATAGTTCCAATCAGGATGTTTGTCTCGCCAAGTATGCATCCATTGAAGTGGTGCAGGACGAGGGCCAACCCATATCTGACCTAATTTCTTTGGGATATTCACTTCTGTACCCACCAAATAAAATCGTCTTCTACGTGCCAAGAGTTCTCGCCATAAAACTCTGTCACTGCTTGTTTGACAGTAGGGAAATGTATATCATGTCCAAACATAATACCGCCATCTCTTACTTTACTATCCCAAGCTTTAATATCTCTTAGGCAACCTTCGTATCCATGGTCAGCATCGACAAATACAAAATCTAAACTCTTGTCGTCAACCGTCTTGGCTGCTTCAGTAGTATAGTCTTTTATAATATCGACTCTGTCTGGATTGTATTCTTCAAACTCTCGTAAATCATTATAGTATTTGTTATGATCCCAAGCGTGTCCGTGTTCTCCGGGTGTCCATTTCTCTGGTCCACCGTTATCTGGCTGTGCCTCATATAAGTCCACACCAATCATATGTAGATTTGGACAATTGTTAATTAAGAATTTAAAGTTGACGCCATCATGGATACCAAGTTCTGCGCCTTTTGTCCAGCCATTGCTGTTAACAAAGTTAGCTAATGTTTGCCACCTATAAACATTTCCGCCGTCATTACCTCTATCACGTATTCTTCCCATAATATATCTCCGTTGAATCAAAAAAGGTAGACAATTTAATACCTACCTTTTTATTTATACAAATTTGAAAAGTTATTATAAACCCAAATACCACATCCAAACTGGTATTAATCCGACATGTAAAAATACACACAAGAATAACATTAACCATACGATTTTAATGTTACCTCTATCACCGTGCATTACTTTCCGCCTTTTTTCTTCTCGCCTTTTGGCTTTGTGTATGTGTGATCTGGATCTAACATTAGCTTGTTTTATACATATTGTTTTTAAATTCAGAGATTTCGTTGGCTTTCTCGTTTAAGCCCATATCTCTTAACTGCTTGATACTCATACAGTAACTTCTATATTCCATTAGTTTTAAAAATCTTGTAAACATTGCGTTTCCTCTTTCTTACATCTTTTTACAGTCAAAGACTGATTTTTCTAATTGTACTGGTACACCGCCTTTTGCGATACATACTTCTTTCCAGTTTGGTTCATTAAATTTTTGTATCACAGCGTAAAATCCAAACGCTGTACATATTAATAATAACGAAGTCATTACCACGAACATATAAAAGCCTAACTTCTGTACGACTTGGGCTGATATTTCAATATGCTGATCGCCTACCATTATATGGCAAACATTAATAAGAGTGCTACTAAGAATGCAAAGATTCCTAATGCTTCTGCAAATGCAACTCCAACAAACATAGTACCTGTGTCTGCTTTCTTAGGCATTACCTTAAGTACACTACCTACGATCATTCCTACACCGATGGCTGCACCACCCATACCAATTGTTGCCAACCCCGCGCCAATCAAGGCACCCATTGTTGCTATATCACCTGTAATCATTATTTGCTCTCCAACATTAATCTTCTTGCTTCTTCTACATACCCTTGACGGTATAACTCACTAGCAGCTCTTGCTCGACCTGCTGATTCACCAAAAGCCCATAGGAACATTCCTGTTGCTACGATTGCTTTACTTAATATTTTTAAAGTTGATTTTAAAGGGTTGCTTACGTATTCTGTATTAGCTAATTCCATTATACGAAACCTCTCATGTTAGGGTTCATGCGTACGTTATCACGTCGATTATTTTCTTCCCATGTATCACTAGCAATAGAACGAATATCGCCACGGCTAATGCCAATGTCGTTTAGTTCTCTATCTGTTAATTTCTGAAGAGTTTTAAATGTGTCTCGCTGTTGTTTCCACCTTGAAGTGGCTGCAGCTCTGCGTTCAAAAAACATTACAACCTTATAGGCTGCAACTGAGAACATGGATGATTGTGATGAGACGTTAAATTGTAACACTGGAATTCCTTTCCTAATAAATGTTTGTTTGTTTTACAAATATATTTATTAGGAAAATAGGTAAATAAGGGTTACCAATTTGATATAGCCGTTAGTCACTTATGGAATATGTGACATTCTGTCTTAACTGTAACCAGACTCTTTAGTGAGTTTCATTATGCAATGGAAAGGTCCATCACCAACAATTCGTATGTCTCTATCTGCATATACGTTGTCTACGAAACCTTCAAATTTTAATGTTCCTGAGTTTACAAAATAGTAATGCCCATGCGCTGTTGCTCCATCCCACCTAGTAACGTCTATGTGTTTATTGACTTTACAGCCATAATGGATTTCTTTAATGTTTACTAAAGCTGTACCTGCGTCAAATGTTTCGCCGGCAGCGATAAGATTGGATAGTGCAATATCAACAGTATCGCCAGCTGAGTCTGTTACATATACTTTGATTATTGCTTCGTTATGAGATCGTTTTAAATAATGAATACTAGACATTAGATTTTCCCGTCATAGTAGTTTTTACTTAATTCAGACCAAGGACCGTTTGTATTAGAGTGCGTATAAATTTTACCAGTTTTTTGAACTTTTTTACATTTAACATAAGTCTGTTGAAGAGTTCCACCAGGAGGAGTAAACGATCTAATACCAGCTGTCACTGTGCCATTTGCTCTGTAATATTCATCAACTTGACCTTCGTCTGGATCGTCTTGGACTTTTGCATCTGTAGCAAGAGTACCTAGTAAAGGAGAATTGTCATACTGCCAAATTGCAGTAGGGGTTCCACTAACTAAAATTGTTGGTGATCCCGGTACGTCTACCCATGCCATTATTTTGCCCACCCTTTGATAAATTTATCGTTGAAATTAGCATTACTAAAGTTAAGTCGGTCAACAAGTTTAACTGCTGTTTTACCCATGTGGTCGATAGCAACAAAACCTTCTTGGCCTGTGACTTGAAGTCCGTCAGCAGTTTTAAGCAATGTGGTTAAACCGCCAGCTTTATTTAATTTACCTATGATTAAAAGTTTTGCGTCAATAAGTAAATTGTATAAATCAAACATAGCAACTAATTCTTTAGTTGATGTTTTCTTAAAGTATTCTAATGTCGCGTCTTTTTTGGCTCGCTGTCCTCTTCTACCTTTATCGGTTTTTCGTTTGGCAGCTTCTTTTTCGTATATATCATCAATGTATTTTTCTAAATCTTTTACAAACATACGAGTATTACGTATCTTTTCACCAGCTCTAATTTTAGTATTAACAAATGTCTTTGTTCTCATTAACGTGTCATTGTTATTTGCTACGCCGTTTAGAGTTGCTGGTTTTATTTTTTGGAATAGAGCGCCTGCAGCTGATAATATTTTATTAACCTTTTCAGTTTCTGCAGCCGTCATCGTTGCCGTGCCTGAAACATCTCTATATACTGCGTCTACCGACCAACACGTTTTCGTTGTTTTGAGGCCTGAAGCGATCTCCTCTCCAAAACTTGCAGACATTTCTTCAAAGCTTGATCCTCTGTATACTGTATGCCAGACCACACCGATTTTGGATCTGAGTATTTGTTTACCGAGGTTTGATGCCGTAGGTACCGCGTATACAATCGTATTAGGATGGAAAGTAACATGCGGTTCACCCTTAATGTCCAATATTTTGAGATCTTTTTTATCATATAGAAAGTCACCTTGTACTACACCTTTAATACCAAGTTTAGGAAACTCTTCCAAGGCTAGTTTTAATTTTACATTTAAATCGCCAGACGTGTCTGCATCGACATCGGCAGCCGTTTTATATACTTTAGGGTTCTTATTGAAAATACCCTTTTTAGCAACAAAGAATTTTTTATCGCTTGGATCAATCCCTGCAAATATCGCAGGTGCACCGTCCCATTTAACTGATACATTAACTTTGGATTTTGAACTGCCTTGTAACATATCTCTTAATGCTCTAAGGAAATTAATAGCAGAACGCGTTCCATCAACTCCGAGGTTTAATATTGAATCCTCAAGGTGTTCCATATGAACATTCTTTTCTTCAGCGAGATAATTTTTAAAGCTTAACATATTAGATACCGTTGAATTTTATGGCAAGATTA